ACTGCCACCAGAATCTTTATAGTATTTAACAGCAAGCTGCATAGCTCTAGCAGAGTGTTTACCACCCATCTTGGCTTTAGCCCTAGCCTTTGCTCTAGCCCACTTAGCAGGGTCACGCTTGGTAGCTGTACCGCCTTTACGTTTTACTGCCATCAGTAACTCTAAGCTTTATGTACTTTTTGAACTTCAAAGCTTGCTTTTTTGGAAGCACCTTTATGAGGAGCGTATCCACCACGAGGATTTTTCATAAGCTTAAAACCTTTACCAGACTTCATCCAGTGAAAACCTTTAGGAGCATCTACTGCCTTTTTCATATCAACCTCTTTTCTTTATACCACGAACATACTTCTGAGACTTAGGTGGTCTTTTTTTAGAACCGCTAGGACCAGCCCAAAAAACTTTATTAGCCCAAAAAGCTGCACTTGTTTTTCCCTTGGCAATGTTCTTACCATGTCTAGCCTTAAAAGACTTACGTGCTTCGGGAGAATAATTATGTCCCATTTTCTGATCGCCAAAACGAATAATTTTAATACGACCTTTATCACGCACAGCAACCACAGCTTTTTTAGTAGGATGTTGCGGTGTGCGCTTTGGTTTATTTAAGCCACTTAACTTATAGCGTTTCAGTTTATTTTTTTCTGAATCAGTTAAAGACATTATTTTTTCCTACAATAAGTGTTCTTATATTTTTCTAGCAAATAATTACAAAGTGCTAACCAGTACTCGTCCCAATTTTTATAGTCAGTTTTTACTGGACGTTTTATATCCCAGTTTATTTCTACTTCGTAAGAAACATTATCCACCTTTAAGTTCTGCACGATGTCCTCTTAAAGCTGCACGTTTACGACCTTTAGTTTTTTTAACTTTTAATCTTCCACCTTTTTTCATCATAACCCCTGGAAGCTTAGTATAAGAAGAAGCTAGGTTGTAAGGATTAGCTGTTGATTTTTTAGGCGGCGTTCTTACTTTACCACCTAAAAGACTTTTTGTACCTAAATCTGCTAACGATGTTTTTAACTTACTTGTAGTTGGTTTTGCATATTGTAAAGGATCATCATCAGCTTTTTCTAATGCTCGTCTTAACTCTGCCATTCTAGGACTGCTTGTTTCAGTTAGTCCTGACATCCGTAACTTTCTTAATTCAGTAATAAGTTTTTTTCTATCGATAGCCATTATATTTAACCTTTACGAACAGCGCCATAACCACGAAGAGCCTTACCTACTCCAACTGCTCTAGTTTTTTTCTTTTTCTTCTTTTTCTTTTTTACAGAACCACCAGCTTTACGAATTTCAAAACCACCCATTTCCATAATTTCAGATTCGGTCGGCGCAACTTCGTCAGTGCCTCGCATCATTCGTCCTGTTACATCTGCTCCTGAAGCATACTTTCCTGTTGATTTTACTGCACCATTTTTATCAATGTATAACATTCCTGTTTCAATACCTCTTTTTAATGCTTTAGGAGAAATGTTAGTAGGAGGCAGTTCTTTAGAAAGAAGAAAAGTATTAACTCCACCTTCAACTTCTCTACCTTTTTCGACAAGAGGATTACCAGTAGTTGTAGTTGTTCGTCTAGCATCAGGAACTTTACGACCTTCTATCTTCATTTCTCTAGCTTGTGCAGCCATTAATCTTTTAAGTTCAGCTTTTTGCGCTCTAGTTAAAGGTGGAGCATCTGAACCACGAGGGGTATCGCTTGATTTCTTTTTAGGAATAGATGGCTTACCTGCTTCTTTCCATGCTTTAAGAGTTAGTCCATGATATTTTGCAGCGGCTTTATCCGCAGCAGAAGCTTTAGGACGACCTCTTCGACTTTTACCTACAAAACGACTTCCTTTAGGAGGCTCAATACCTCCACCACCAGTTACATTAGGATCACCTATAACAGTACCTTTAGGACGAGGAGATCTTTTAGGAAGTTTAGCCATACCTACTCTCCAGCTTTTTCCGTATAAACAACTTGTTCATCTACAGAATAATCAACTGTAACGTCCTGTGGCGGACCTTTAACATCTGGACCCTTACGTGCTGCACCATAACCCTGACCAGTAGGCTTACCATTAATTGCATCAAGGTCAGGAGGATACTTCAACAGAGTATGCGGTCCTCTTAGATAATTATTTCTCATGCTTTTCTCCTTCTTCCTTTTGCAGCCATTGCAGAAAATTTTTTAGCACCGTACTTTTTTCTTCCAATGTATGCTGCTAAAGCTTTAGGGTTCTTAGCCCCACGTTTTTTTAATTTAGAAACTGTTTGTTTAAATCGTTTACCAGAACCAAGCGGCGGTTTCTTTTTCTTTTTCTTTCGATCACCTTTAGTAACTTGCTGTCTAATACTAGAACGACTTGTAGCCATCAGTCATAACATGAAGATACAAGATCATCACCATCTTTAGAAGCTTTTACAACGCCACCATTTTTCATATAAACCATGCCGCCTTTTTTATACTTCATTACTTTACCGCCACCCATTTTTTTAACAGGCACCATTGGCGCACCTGATCCGCGAGTAGCACCTGTTTTAGGATTAGTAGAATCAGTAACAGGCGGTTTAGACTTTGGCTTTGCATTTTTAGTATCGCTTATTCTACCACCGTCTTTAGCATATCCCATATTATTCCGTACTTTTGTAGGAAGTTTAGCAAGACCTTTGTTATCAGCAGAAACATTTTTAAGACGGCCACCTGCCTTACGATTCATTACCTTACCGCCGCGTTTCTGCTGACGCAAAACACCTTCTGCGTCTCTTGTCGGCGCACCAATAATCTGTTTATATTCAGTTTCGCTTATATCTTTTGCCCAAATAGGACGACTTTCATAATCATCTGCATTTTTTAGTTGTTCTAATTTTTTATCTGTCATTTTTCCTGTAAGTGGTTTACCTCCACCACCAGCTACAGCGGCACTTCCTTTGGAACCACCCATTCTAGATACTTTTTTTCCTACTGATTTAACCATTAACTTGCTCCTTGTATAATTGTATTAGGCCCACCAGCAGGACTGCCAGCAACTTCCATATCATCTTGACGAGTTCTACGAGCCTGATTTCTAAGTGTTGTGATTGCGCTTTCATACTGCTGTTGCCAAACTGGAAGTGTATTCCAATCTTTCATATACATAGTTGCCTCTAAAAGACAACCATAAAATAAAGCATCGTAGCAATACTCACTATAATAATTTGAAGTTGTCACACTTGTACCTGTTGCAGAAGCAAGAGCTAGTGGTCGTGACGCTGTTTGTACTATACCTGACAAAGTAGATGTAGGTGTAGGTACTACAAAAATAGAACCATTTGTTTTACGTGAATAGTATCGGGGAGTTCCCGTAGATGTAGCAATAGGCCAATAGTCTGTAGCATATTCATAAGTTCTTTGAAGTAGATTTACTTTTGAGGCAGCGGGTGTAGCAGTTACACTGACACTTGTTGTATAGTTTACATTACGAACAATAAGAACCCTGTCATTAAGTGCAACACTAGCATTAGCTGCTGTAAATGTAATAGAAGTATACTCATCTAAACCAACATCGTCTAAATCTTTGGTAAGACGTAGTTCTGTTTTTTCAATCAACTTAGAAATTTGATCCGCAAACTCTGTCGAATCATTTTCAGTTGTATTAATAATGTCGGTTTTTAGATAAGCGTAAGAAGGCATGTTAGCCTACATATAGAGTAATCGTAGGAGTCATGGTGCCAGTGCCTGAGTTGGCAACACTAAGTACGCCATAAACCGCTACGCCCATATCTCCAATATACTGGTCATTTGAATCCGTTGCACCCACTCTGTAGCGGATGGCTGTACCCTTTGCAGTCTTGTTAGTAATTTGATTAGAACCAGTAATAACAATTTCACCAGCAAGAGTAGCATATGTATGGATAGCCATAACACGGGTTGTCTGAGGAATAGGACCACCACCGTTTGCTCCAACAGTAAGGTTGCTGTCTACGTACCTAAACCCTGTAATAATGGCACCATCACTGCTTACGTTCTGGGCAACTTTAATATTTGTAGCCATATTTATTTCCTTTATTAGAAAAAAGTAGAAAGAGAGAGCAGCATTAAGCTACTCTCCCCTTCTAGCTTAATTAACCAGCACTACCGAACCAGCCACGCCAATCCGAAACACCGAAGCTATAACGCTCACGGGCTTTGAATCGAATGTTGCCAGTGTCGAAGTCAGGTTCCATCTTCGTCTGAAGCGGAGAACGAACAAACATCTTCGTGCCGTTCGGTGCATCCGTCTTGACAAACCACGCATCAGTGTCGGTAAACCGACGATTGATGTAGTAGCCTTCAGGAACCATACCCAAATGACGGGTCGCGTTAATCGCGTTCGTATTCGGGTTGGCATCTGCCGCACTCGTCTGCGTATTTCCAGGAGAGCTGAGAACACGATCTGCAATGGCCCACGAATCAACGGGAACATGCAGCGAGATCGCACTCGCACCAATCAGAATACCGCGATCATCCTTGATCTTCTGAATAGCGGTCAGAGCAGTCTCAAGAGTGGCTTCCGAAAGATCGGCAGCACCCAGAAGATTGGACTGATTACCATCAGAAATGGTAGGATGAGAAGCAGAGAAGAACGCAGCGCCGTCACCAATGGTATCAGTGAAACCATTGTTGTAAAGCGCAGCCGCCTTGACCTGCTTGGTATTTGCCATCGCACGAGCGAGACCGCGCGCACGAAGCTTGGCAAACGTGTCATACAGGTTGTCTTCCATTGCTTCTTCCGTAACTGCGAAAGCAAGAGCAACAGTTTCAGCCGTATAACGGGCAGTGTAACTTTCCTGTGCATCGTCATAGGAAACAGCAGCACCCTCACCCTTGGTCGGCGCAGAGCCAAACCCAGTGAATAGTACTTCTTCCTCAAACGCACGGTCAGAGTTTTCAATTTCATAAAGAGGTTCGTGATCGTTATTAACCTCTCCATACTCCATTCCAAAAACGGCGTTCAAACCTGGAAGGAGTTCTTTTGCAATACTAGCTCTATTAATAGCCATAATTTAGTCCTCCCTAATTAAGCCGTTGAAGCCGTAGCAGTGACATAACGATCCCGATGGGTGTTAAGCCAAACTTCGACAATTGGATAGGCATCATTGTTACCTTCGTCAGGATACTGAGCGCGACCGACAACACGAGCAGCAAGCTCGGTTTCAGCACCAGTAGCCGCAAGCAAGTAGTAGCTGGACTGACCAGTTACCGTGCTGCCTGAACTAGCAGTAGAACTGACCGTCACATTGTAGTTCCTGACAATAGCTGCTTCAGCAGCAGAAAGCGTCAAAGAACACTGAATGTAATAGGTCTGATCTGGATCAGTAATGACAAAGAATTTAATATCCGTAGCAGAAATCCCGCCATTCCAGTAACGAGCAAACTTTTGTTCGCCATTTTCAACATACTGGCAACCCATGAAAACGCCCGAAGGCTTCAAGGTAGCAGCAATAAAGGGCGAGATCGTCGCAAAGTTCGCACCTGGAAGTACGACGGGATCGCCTGTGAAAATGTTGTTACTAGGTGATTGCGCCTGACCTGTAGAGGTAAGCGTAATCATATCAGTGACGGCCTCATTATTGTAAGAGCCGCCCTTCTTACGAGCAGGGATAAAACCACGAAATG